CGCCGACCAACTGGGCGCCATCGCCAGCTGGAACTTGGTGTACTCAACCACCAAGCAGGTGCCCATTGCCCGCTTGCTAATTAATACACCATTCGACGTAACTGCTTACGCCTGATAAGCAGCCACTCGAAAGAACTGGGGCCCTACGGGGCCCCTTTTTCATGTCAACCTAATCCCAGTCGAATCTTCTCTTGTGCCTCAAACACCACAGGAGTGTTCATGACACTTTTGTACGACTGCAAGATCAACTGGTTAATCACGTCGTAGCTGACCTGGAGCTTCTGCCCAATAGCGGTGATGTTCATGTTGTCCTCTTCACGGAGGCGACGAATCTCAAGCGCCACGGGCTCCAGCTGGCGCACTTCACTGCCGGGCTCAAAAGCAGGCGCAACTTTCTTTACGCTGATAGAGGACTCAGCGGCTTTCTGAACAGGCATGAAATTAGTCCGTCTTTACATATCACAGGATAACCGGGGCTGGCACGAAGACATCGCCTACTCCCGTTACCAAGAACGCCTAGCCGACCTAGAGATGGATGGCGCCGATGTCTACATGGCAAAGATCCTGCCCCCTAAACGTCGCCCACGTCCTGACAATGTACGTACAGGCCCCGTTGCCCATCTCTACGGGTGATCTACACTGGAATAACAACTATATGCTGCCCGTAGCGCCCGAGGAAAGATACGCATGGCTCCCGTCCTCGTCGCCACTCTTGCCGGAGCCACCTCCAACTCGTACATCACGGTGGCGGATGCCAGCGTCTACTTCGACAACCGCCTAGACGCCGCCGATTGGACCGCTGCTACTGCTGACAACAAGGCCGCCTCACTTATCACAGCAACGGGCTGGCTCGACACACTGGACTTCTACGGCGACCGCTCAGCCACCACTCAAGCCTTGAAGTGGCCCCGCACCGACGTGACCTGCGACGGCATCGAAGCAGATGCCACCTTCATCCCCCGCGAAATCAAAGACGCCACCTGCGAAACCGCACTGGCCTTACTACGCAACCCCACGATGCTACGCGGCGTAGTCACCGCCCCCGGCAGCTACGAAGAGGTAGAACTGGGCGAACTGCGCGTGAAGTACCGAGGCCAGGGCGAAGTGGAGTCAATGCAAACCATCACCGATGCCCTGCCGTGGCTACGCAGTTTCCTGAAGTGCTGGGCCAAGGGCGTTAGCGGCCCCGCCTCAATCCGCCTGTACCGCAGCTGATGAGCCAGATCGACACCGTATTCCAGTCAATCCCCGCCCCGCTCCTAAAGGACTGGGGCCAAACCATCACGTACATCAAAACCTCCACACCACGCTCCTACGACCCCACCACGGGCGCTGTAACTGGAGCAGACACCAACGTAACCGTCAAAGGCGTCATCACCCGCGTAAGCCCCCGCGAATCCGAGGGTCTCTACCAAACCACCGACCTGAAAATAATCATCGGCACCGCCGAACTCGGCACCTACTACCCAACCGAGGCCGACCGCATCCAATACCTTCAAGCTGGAGCAACCCGCGAGGCCAAGATCATCGCTATCACCAGCTACCGTGGCGACAACCCCGTCCTGCACACCCTAATAGCGAGGCCCCAATAATGGCAAAAAATGCTTTCGACGAACTATCCCGATGGGGCGATAGAGTTGCCGTAAATTTACTGTATAAAGGACGTGCACGCGCCGCAGAACAGGTCGTAGCAGAGTTACAAGAACTAGGACCGCGCTGGAGCGGTAAGTTTTCAAATTCTTGGCGAATTTCTACACCGACAGGCACTGTAGCGGGCGGAACAGGACAAGAAGGAAATCCTGTTCCAGTAAAAGCACCCGAACTTTCAGGGGCGGATGTGAGGACAAAACTGTTTGGATCACCTTTCAAAATAGACAACACCGCCTCTTATGCAGATGTAGCTACCGATTTAGCTACGGGCGACTTTGAGAATCCAGGAAAACCCGCGCTAAAACCAGTATCTCGAGGAAACAGAACAAAAGGCATACGAGGTGAGCCGTGGCCTGTACCCGGAACACGCGGAACCGAAGGACCGAATAGAGCTACGGCACCTTTGGATTGGTTTACAACATATGTAGATGGCGGAAGCCTCGATAAAGCCATTGAAAAAGCCATGAGACAATCAGAAAAGGGTTTCAAATGAACTACCAAGCAATTCGGGCGGCACTAGAAAACCCGCTACTCACCGCGTTTAACTCACTGGTGCCAGCTGTCCCGGTCTTTTTCGACAACATCACAGCGGTTCCACCTAACACGACCACGGAGTACGTCCGCATCAACATCACATTTGGCATTACGAACGAACCCACACTGACCAGCAGTGTGGACAATGCACGTGGAGCCCTAATCATCCGCATCTTCACCGAAAAAGGCCGAGGCCCTGCCCGCAACCAAACCCTGCTCACCACCGCCGTCAACGTCCTTGAAACCCTAAACAACACTGCAAAAACTAACGCTGGCACATTTATGCGGCTAGGTGAAATCAACGGCCCAACATTTTCTTCTACTGATGAAGCTCCCCATTTTGTGGGACGTATCGACACAAGTTGGGTAGCAACAGTCCTTACCTGAAGAGTGTTGCTATTCTGGTAGAAGCCGGGCAGTGCCCGTTCCACTGTCCATCCACTCGGTAAGTCCTTATGGCCACCACTGTCCTGTCCGGTACGTCCGGCGCTCTGTACTACAAGCCCGCTGGCACCGCTGCCAACTTCGGGCCTACTGATGTCACCGTCGCTGGTGCCCTTCTAAACGTCGGCTCCTACTACAACTTCAAAGTAGGCGATCCCGTCAAGTTCCGCGTCGTCAACCTGGCCGGTGGCACTGTCGCCGGTACTCTTCCCGCTGGTATCACCGCCGGCACCCTGTACTACGTGATCGGTTACGTAGCAGCTACTGGTGTCCTGACTGTTTCCGCCACCCTTGGCGGTAGCGTCATCACGATCACCACGCAGGGTACTGCCGTAAGCCCCAACAAATTCGAGGCTTACTACTCGGATTTCGCGGTTGTCGGCCAAGTCCGCGACTGGACCTTCGACATCAGCCGCGCTGAGATCGACGTGACCACCATCGGGCAGACCCCCGGTCAGTATGTCCCCTTCAGGAACTACATCGCCGGCTTTGGCGACGGCACTGGTTCCTGCAACGTCTACATGTCGGACGACGACTTTGCCGTCGCCAACCGCATGATTGAGGACGTGCTCCAGCGCAACCAAGGTGGTGCAGCCTTCAAGCTCTACACCAACCGCGTCATCACCAGTGGCACCACTGTTGACGAAACCAAGAGCCGCTCGATTGCTATGGACGCAATCCTTACCAGCGCCTCGATTACGGTAGACCCTGACAACGCTCAGAGTATCGCAATCAACTTCCGCCCAGCTTCCACCCCCACGTTCGACTTCCTGACCACTGCCTGATAACTTCCAAGTTATCGTCACCAGCCCCGCCAACACGGCGGGGCTTTTTCATGCTTATTGCGTTACACTAGAGCGTAAATCATCAAGGTTTTATGGCCAGCTCTATTCCCACTCGGGCGATTGACCGGCTCCGCAAGGCTGCCAACCTAGAGCCCACCAAAAAGAGCGTGGAGCTTTCCGATGGCTCTTCCTTTGAGATGTGGGTCAGCCCGCTGACGATGGCCGAGCGCGAACGCGCCCAAAAGCAGGCCAAGTCGGAGGACGCCAACGCCTTCGCCCTCCAGCTGCTGATCGCCAAAGCACTGGACGAAAACGGCACCAAGCTCTTCGCCTCCGGAGAAATCGACGTGCTCAAAAACGAAGTCAAGGACAAGGATCTCCAGACCCTGATGCTTGCCATCCTCACCGACGACTCCGAACAGGTAGAAGTAAAAAACTAGCCGGCGAGCTGCGTAAGGACAACTGGCTCATGCTTCAGCTTGGTGTAGCCAAAGAACTGGGCATGAGCTTGACGCAGCTCAAGCAAACCGTAACAGTAGAAGAGTTGCTGCTCTGGAGCGCCTACTTCCAGATCCTCAACGAGGACCAAGAGAAGGAAATCGAAAAAGCCAAACGCCGCCGCTAACCCCGGCGGCTTTTTTGCGTCGTACAATAGTGGATAGGCTTGGCAGATAGTCGTGGCAAATTACGGTGCTGTAATTCAGGTAAGTGTCAAAGGGCAGGATGCCCTTGACAAACTTGAAGGAAGCGCACGT